ATATTTAAATATCTAGTTTCTTTGTTAGATATGCTTCTTTGATAAAGTTCGACATTAGGAGAATCTTCAACCTCTTCTTCAACCACTTCTTCAACTTCATCTTCTGTAGAAATAACATCATTCATTTCTTCATCGTGACCTTTTGCAAAGTGAATTATAATTGATTCATCAGTTTCTTCAATTTTTTCAATATGCCTTTTTGATTTTTTATTTTCCATATCTTTTATATTAATAGAATTTTCTTCATTTTCTATTTCTTTTATTTTTCTTTTAGTCCAACTAAATCCAGGATCACCTCCCCACAATCCCCAAGCAATTCTTCCAGCACTAGGATAACCATCTTCTCCAGGCCTAAATCCTTCTGCTTCTTTGTCAATTTCGTGCCTACTAAAATAAGAGAACATTCTCTTTATAGTATCAATAGAAAGATTAACTCTATTCTTTAAATCTCTTGCTCTTGCAACTCCTATATCTGTTCCCCCTCTTCCGAACTCTGCTCTCCATTCTAAAGCTTGTTCAGCTTCATTAGCCATTTCTTGAGTAGGCTTAGTATTTATATCCCTACTATTCACTATCTAAATTAATATTATTTAGTGGCTGGAAATTTAATGGAACAAGATGCTCATCCCCATTTTCTATAGGATTCATATCTTCAAATCTTCTAACTTCATTAATAGAGAATACTCCAGTTTGAAGCATCTCTCTATAGAAGTTTGCTCTAGCTTGTGAATCTCCTCTTAGTAAACCTTCGACTGACATCTTTGTATAGTAAGTCCCTCTTTCAGATTCTCGAAATAATTTGCGATTCAACTCACTTTCTATATTAACTAGATAAGGTCTTAATGTAGTTCTAACAAATTCAATAGATAATTGCTCCATTGAATTGTAACTAGCTTTTGATAAATCTCCTATAAGATGAGGAGGAACACGAAAGATTCTAGCAATTTCTTGAACTTGAAAAAGTCTAGAATCTAATAATTGTCTATCTGAAGCTGGAATAGAAATAGCTTTAAAATCTAAACCCTCTTCTAAAATTGCAGTCCTATTCGAATTATAAGGACCACTATAATTATTATTCCAACTAGCTTTTAATCTTGAAGCTGCTTCTTCACTTAATTTTCCTGGATGCTTTAATACTCCAGCTACTTGAGTAGAATTTCCAAAGTAAGAAGTTGCAGTAACATTAGCTCCAAGAGATAATCCTATAGTATCCGCGTGAACTCTTAAAACTGATTTTCCTTTAATACCATCATAACCCATTCCAACAAAGTGAAGCATATCATATTGAGGAATCGGAGAATCATATTCTTCTACATTATAATAAATAACATCATCAACCTTAACCGGGTTAACATCTTCTGGATTTAAATAACATAATTCTATAGGCCTTAAAGAAGAATCTCTTTTAATTAGAAAATAACTATTTCCGTGAATAAGAAGATTATTCATTAGACATTCTCTCCAAATAAAAGAGGTCATATATGAATTAGGCTCATAAGCTAAAAGAGAATATATTGGAGAAGATTTATCTACTCCTCTATTTCCATTTTCATCTTCTTTAAATACTCCAATTGGTAAACTAGCAACTGCTTCAGAAATAACCCTAACACAAGCCCAGACTGCTGAGAAATTTAAAGCAGAATTTTCATCTACTGCTACACCAGAATTAGCTTGAATTCCATAGCTTGACTGCATAACAGTTGAAGAATTATGGCTTCGCTTTTCTAATTTGAAGAAATCTAATAATCCCATAGGTTATCTTTATTTTACAAATATAATATAAGTAGGTATAAAGTTAAAAGCAAATTATAAGAAAGTTAATCCTCTATCATTATAAGAAGAATCATCTTCAAAATCTGCATTCATACTAGCACCAATTGCCATTATTAAAGCTACTACTCCATCAATCTTCTCAGTAGATTTTGATTTATCTGGCTTAATATTATCTGAAGCATCTACTTTCATTCTTAAATTACTTACCATCCATCTTAAAATAGGATTCCCTCCGTGATTAAGTTCTTTGTTTAAAACAATTTTTTCTAAGTGTTTTGTTGGCTGGCTCATAGATAAAAATCCTTGCCCATAAGGATTCATAGGAATTCCTTCATTAACACACGAAATCACTAATTGGCTGGCATTCCATCTATCATAATTTACGCATTTTAAATCTACTATTTCTGCAATCTCCATTATCTTAGCTTGAACAAAATCATAATCTGTTACATCTCCTGGAGTAAGTTCCATAAAGCCATCAGAAGCCCAGCCCATATAATCAACTCCATCTCTTCTACTTCTAATAAAAGCATTCTCTTTAGGAGTAAAGAAATAAGGGACAACAGTATATTTATCATCCTCTACAAATAATAAAACCAAAGCAGTAACATCTCGAATAGATGCTAAATCCAATCCAGCATAACAAGGAACATTTTTAAAATCATTAATATTAACTGGTCCAATATTGCACTTCATCCAATCCTTATCACTTATCCACTTTTGCTCTGAACTCATCCATTGATTAAGATGCAGCATTCTGAAGCTGGCTTCTGCTGAAGGCATTCTTTGAGCCTTCTCACATTCATTTCTTAAATAATCTATTTTAACTATTCCACTATCTAATCCAGGATTAGCTTTTCTCCAAGATTCTTCAGTAGTCCAATCATCTTCTAAAGGAGTAGCAAATTCACAAAAATAAAAAGTTGGATCATCTATTATTCCAGCCAATACTTTTTCTCCATATTCTCTAACTCGATAGCAAATAGAATTCTTATTATATCCAGCAGTAGTAATAGCAATAGTCAAAGGAGCTAATCTTGAAGCTACAGAAGTAGTTAAAGCATTCCATAAAGAATCATCTCGCTGGACAAAAAATTCATCCATACAAATGAAGCTTGCGTTATAACCAAAGGAAGTAGCAGCATCTGAAGAAATAGTTTTTAAGAAGCTTGAACTCTTTTCGTGTGTTATTGAATTTCTATAAACCTTTAAATTTGAGCTAAGATTTTTATCCATCTTAACCATTGAAGAAGCTTGAGAAAAAACTATGTTTGCTTGTTGTCTATCTCCAGCTGCTAAGTAGCATTCAGCAGAAGGCTCTTTATCTCCAAATAACATATAGAGACTGAGAGCAGATATAAGAGTAGATTTACCATTCTTTCTAGGAAAGGATAAGTAAGCAGTCCTAAATCTTCTAGTATTATTTACCCTATTCTTCCATCCAAAAATATCTCTTACTATTTTCTTTTGCCAAGATTCAAGAATAAAATTCTTACCCCCATATTCTCCTTTAGAATGCTTAACAAAATTCTCAATAAAATAAACTACTCTATCAGCTGCCTTATCATCAAAGTAAAAAGTCTTGTCCTCTTTAAGTTTCATATGAGCCTTAGTTGAGATTGATGTTGTTTTATTCTTTTTAAAGCATTATTATAATACTCCTTATCTAATTCATATCCTTCTAAGTCATAGCCTAGATTATGACAAGCGATAGCAATACTTCCAGAGCCTAAATGTGTGTCAAGTATCTTATCTCCTTCATTAGCGTAGTTCATTAAAAGCCATTCATATAGCTTTACTGGTTTTTGTGTTGGGTGTATTCTATCTTTTCCCCCTCTTAAATTATCAAAAGCACTCACTTTAATATGTCGGCTTTGAACTCCTTTACTGCTATAAGCAAATTCCCCATCAGAGAAATTATTATCGTCACCGTTGTTTTTGTTCCAATATATCCAGCCTTTTCCGTTTGGCATATATTCACTCATATAGTTAGCTCCCCAAATTATTTGGTTTTTTGATATTCTAAACAATTCTTTAAAATATTTTTTGTTAGGTATTTCATTATCCCATTTGGTATTGTGGTATCTTTCATCTTTATAAAGAGAAGTGTACGAATTAGGTCTATCTGGCTTAGTTCTTTTTTTACTGTTATCCATCCCTATTCCATAAGGTGGGTCAACTATTGCTAAGTCAAACTCATTGTCTTGCATTTTTTTTAAAGCCTCTAAACAATCTTTGTTATATATATTTATCATTTTAAAATAGTATAGTTTGTGCTTGGTGTTGCTTAATACGTTTCATAGCTTTATCAAAATAATCTTCATCTATTTCATAGCCAGTTAAATCATATCCTAAATTATGACAAGCTAAAGCTATTGATCCACTACCTAAGTGAGTATCTAAAATCTTATCCCCCTCTTTTGCGTAATTCATTAGTAGCCATTCGTATAGCTTGACTGGTTTTTGTGAGATGTGTATTCTGTTAGATTGGTTGCTATTTATTTTAACGTACATAGTATGCGAGTTAAAGCTTGTCCAAGCAAGTTCCATTTGGCTCATTGATGGTATGTAAGTCATTTTATCCCAACAAATAAAACACCTTGTACTCTTTAAATTGTCTATCATATAATTACCTCCCCAAATTATTTGGTTTTTACTTACCCTAAGTAATTCTTTAAAATATTCTTTTGTAGGAGGTGAATTATCCCATTTTAAATTTCCTTTTCTTTTTAATCTTCTAAAATTATTATTTTTTGATTTAGTTACTGTTTTTCTGTTATCACTACCGCCATTTATCCCATAAGGAGGATCAACTATTGCTAAGTCAAATTGTTTATCTGACATTTCTTTCATAGCCTCTAAGCAGTCTTTGTTGTATATGTTAATCATTAGTCAAAGAAATTAAAATCGTCTGTTCTTTCTTGCTCTTGTTCTGGCATTGATAAACTAGCTCGACTGCTTGGAGTAAATCCAAATTGAACTGCTAATTTAATTGCTCTATCTAAACAATCTCTAGCAATCTTTACTTCTGGCTTTAATTTTGTAGCTCTTAATTTACCATCTTTATCATAAGTCCTTTCAACTTGGCCACCCTTTAAAGCTTCAACCATTTCAAAATATGTTCCCATCTCTCTGCAATAACTAGCAAGCATTCCTAAATCTACAGAATGTAGCATAGATAAATTAGCTAATTCATTAGTTACTTTATGCCATTCAGAAACTCCAAAATCATTTAAAAATAAAGGAGCATTAGGCATAGAAACTACATTAGAAACAGTCATTTCATTATCCAGCTCTCTATCTTTTCTATCAGTTCCTTGAGCTTTTTTAATAGCAGTTGGAATTTTTTTTCTTCCTTTCATTTTATTTTTTTAGATTGGCCAAACAACTATAATATTTTCATCCATAAACTTAAACTAGTTTTAGTTTATTAGTGAATAATTTCCCCAGTTAAAAATATCCAATTTTGACATTTTGTACGTGAACTTCCCCCTCGT